GAATCGCATCGTGAAACGGCAAACCCCGTACCGACCCCGACAACCGATGGTGAAGCTGACGTTCGACCGGCGTGATGTCTCGGCGCAAGTCGTGTACTTCGCGTACGATGCACAGGCTGATCTCACCAAGATTGGCACAACGTGGCTCGGACATCTCTCCGAGCGCGTCCGAACACACGAACGGGCTATCGGAAGACCGCTCAGGCTACTCGGCACGATCTGGGGTGATCGGCACGCCGAGAAAGAAATTCATGACGATCTGGAGGCCACCAGAGATCACGGCGAGTGGTTCCGCGCATCTCCAGACCTCGCGGCACTCGTTGCCATCCTGAACACGCACGGCTCTGCTGATGGTTTCTGGGGCGGATGGGAGGGATTCTGATGGTCGTCAAGCGCGCGGCGCTGCACTTCCCGGAGCTGTACCCGATCGTGCTACGCGACCTCGCCGCCGAGGAGGTGGCGTAGGTCATGGCCGGCGAGCGAGAGCCCCTGATGTCCGTGGGCCAGGTGGCCGAGCGCCTGAACGTCAGCCCACGCTCGGCGCTGCGCCTCATCGAGCGCCACGAGCTGCGAGGCGTGCGGATCGGTCGTCTCTGGCGCGTGCGGGCCGAGGACGTCGAGCAGTTGGCGACGCCGGCCCCAGAGTCCTACACGGCCGGCGCCTTCGGACTGTCGAGCACGACCAACCTGACGCCGGCACCGGCAGGCGAGACGAGGTTCCGCGCACTCATGCGGAACAACGAGAAAGCGCCTCTCAGCGGTAACTGAGAGGCGCTCATTCATCGGGCTGGCAGGCCCGAGGAGGTTAGTACCTGTGACGATCTTATCAGATTTGCCGCCGCTCGTGGACATCGTCAGGCTGGTGCTCGAAGTCGAGCGCGCCGACGAAGAAGCCTCGATTCATGAGGCCGTGTGTCGCTACCGCCGCCAGGGCCTCCGCTGCTCTACCTGCGCGTCATTGAACGAGCGGGCGGCACGGCTGGTTCGGCTCGCAGGCGGCGCCTCGTGAGGGGCGCCCCGTCCATCTACGGCGAACTGACCCCCGAGGCCGAGGCTTCGTATTCGCGCTGGATTATGGCTTTGTTCGATCTCACGGAGCATGTCTCGTGGTGCAAGGCCGGCTGCCGAGACGCTGACTACCGCTGCCCGGTCGGGCGCGTGCTGCACGCCGCCGAGCAATCCACATGGAAGCTCTGGAAGGGGGCGAGAAGTGGCTGATTTGCAAGAGTGCATTTCCCTGTTCCATGTGACCCACGCGACGCGCCCTCCAGGCCGTCCCATCCGAGTTATCCGTGTGGCAATGCGCCACACGGCGACGTGGCGACGGGATTCCCGCTATCTCGCGCTGTCATGGAAACGCGCCGGCGATCTGCCCGAGGCGGTGCGGTGCGACAGGCTCGCGGCAACTGGCGAGCACCTGGAACTGGAGCGCGTCGGGCTGGTGGTGAGGTGAAGGACATGCCCGAGTGGTTGGTGCCCGTCTGGGTCGGCTTCCTCGTCGGCGCCGTCGTCGTGTTCTGGCTGCTGACGTCATGAGCGATCAGCCGCTAGCTGACACGGTCCCCTGCCGGCGCTGCGGCGCCCCGAGGGTGGTGGGGAAGCAGTGCAAAGAGTGCCGGCTGAACACCATTCGTCGCCATTTCGACGGGGTGATACGAGAGGTGAGCAGGACGTCACCTGTCCCGCTGCAACGGTCCTGTAACCGGTGCGGTGCAACGCGACTCCCCTTTCAACACTGCCGTCCGTGTGAGATCGCGAAGGGAAGACGGGTCGGCAGTTTCGAGCTAACAGAGGCAACGACACCGACGCAACGAAAAGAGAGGGCCACCCTGTGAGCGACAACCTGCTCAGGCTCAAGCCCGAGGACATGGCCGAGCCCGTCAACCAGCCGATGAACGAGGACGTGATCTCGGCGATGACCGAGGCGCAGCTGCTCGAGGTCGTCGGCAAGCTCGGCGCCGCGCAGAGGTTCATCCTGCTGACCTTCGAGCAGTCGATGAGCCCGTCGTCGCGCAAGCCGCTGCGACTCGCCTACGGGGCCGTGAACGACGCGATCAGGCTGGCACAGGCGCTCGTCGACTCGACGAGGCGGTTCTGATGCCACGGAAGTACCCGCGCGGCGAGATCGGGAAGTGGCGAGACCCGCTTCCGCCGTTCCAGCGCGACAAGCACCTCTGGCAGCGGTTCTGCCGGACGGTCGAGCAGCGTATTGAGTGGATCAGAGCGGACGAGGGGATCGATGGGCGCCGCGAAGACTGGCAGACGTTCGAGCTGCGGTTGCCGGCCAGGGTACTGCCGTTCCGCCCGTACCGATCCCATATGCGAGACGCGCCGACAACCCCGAGAGACGCTAGGGGCCGGCTGATGGCCCGATCTATGGAGGCATCTTGACTACCGACATCGTGCGACAGGACGCGACCGTTGAGCCCGTCCGACTGCCAACCTACGAGATGGATCTGTCTGCCATCGAGCGGCTGATCGTGCTCGGTGACCTGTCCAAGCTCTCGCCCGACGAGCGCTGGAGCTACTACATCCAGGTCTGCCGGTCGGTCGGGCTCAACCCGGCGACCCAGCCGTTTCAGTACATCACGCTCTCCGGCAAGCTCGTCCTCTACGCCACGAAGGGCGCGGCCGAACAGCTCCGAGACAACAACCACGTCAGCATTGACATCACGAGCCGCGAGCGGATCGACGACCTGTACGTGGTGACGGCTCGCGCGACGACGCCGGACGGCAGGCACGACGAAGAGATCGGGGCGGTACCGATCGGCACCCTCAAGGGTGACGCGCTCGCTAACGCACTGATGAAGGCGACCACGAAGGCGAAGCGCCGGGTCACGCTGTCGATGATCGGGCTCGGCATGCTCGACGAGACCGAGGTCGAGACAATCCCGAACGTCCGCTATGAGACGAATAGCGACGTGCACGGGGATCGCGGCGGCGACCTCCAGCGGATCATCTCGCCGGAGCGCGCGACGCTTGAAGAAGAGTACCGTCGCTTGGCGACGCTCGCGCGTGCGCGCGACTACAGGCACGTCGCGAAGCTCAATGCCACCAACATCGCCGAGAAGACCGACGACGAGGTCGGACGGGCGGTCGCGACGCTCAAGAAGTGGGAAGCGTCACTCGGCGACGATGAGGCGTTCTGACATGGCTATCTGCAAGCTCTGCGGCATCGAGATCGAGTTTGTTCGGACGGCGAAGGGCAAGCTCGCCCCAATCAACGTCAAGACCGGGAAGACGCACTTCGGCGACTGTCCGGTCTACCTCGCGCAGCGCAAGGCCGGCTATGCCCAGTCGTCTTTCGAGGACATGGCCGCGCCGAAGCCCGAGACGCGGGACTATCCCGGGTGAGGCCGGACTACGTCGGCCCCTGGGCGTGGTTGGAGCACCACTACGGACTGATCGAGGAAGGCATGCGGCAGGCCGACTGCCTGATGGTCTGCGTAGAGCACAAGGGCCGACACCCGTTCATCGACGGAGGGTGTCACGAACTGCCGAGGCCGCTACCGAAGCGCGAGCGGGTCAGGATCGCCAACCAGGACCGGGAGCAGGAGGCCGCTCCCGTCCGGGTGCAGTTCGACGTGGACGATATCGCCGAGGCGATCGTCAAGGCCGAGTTGTATTTAGCTTCACGTCGCCAGGAGCGCGCGCCGGCCGCACAGGCACTCCAGGGCGCCCCCGCACCTAAAACCTCTCCTGAGCCCGTGAACGGCCAGCACGAGGCTCCTGCGCCCTCGCGCCGCATCCTGGACATGGACGATCAGCCATGAAGCCAAGCCAGTTCCGACGCGACGGCGACGAGTTCTTAGCGATCTGGGAGGGCGCCGGCGTCGGGATTGGTTTTAGCCGGATCAGGGAGTCGGACTCGGGGATGCTGTACGCCGAGCTTGACGTGCAGTCGATCCGCCCCGACGCGCAGGGGACGCTGCTCTCACCGTCCCGGTTCAACCTGATGGCAGCGACCGAGCGCAAGCGGTTGGCCGAACTGCTGGCGCAGCGCGCGCCCGACGTCGTCTGGGCCGATGCGTTAGAGGCGGCGATCGGCCGGGTGATCCGGGATTGGCGCACCCCAGAGCCACTGGTCGACCTCTGGGACGTGGAAGACCCGGGCTCACTGACCTATCTGACGAAGCCGCTGCTCGTCGAGAACGACACCAACATCTGGTATGCCGACGAGCAGTCGTTGAAGTCGTATCTGGCGATGGCGACGGCGGCGTCTGTCGTCTCAGGACTGGAATTGTCCGGCATTGGCTGGCCGAGCAAGCAGGGGACGGTCCTGTACTACGACTGGGAGACGTTCGACCAGCGCCAGCGTCGGCGCCTCACCAGGGTCGTCAACGGGCTCGGGCTTCCGATGCTCCGCAACATCAAATACCGGCGGATGACGCGCCCGCTGTTGGACGTGATCGGCCTAATCCGGGCCGAGGCGAGCAGGCTAGGGGCGGTACTCGTGATCTTCGATTCGCTCGGGTTTATGTGCGGCGGCGACCTCAATAAGCCGGAAATCGCGCTACCCGTCATCAACGCCGTGGGATCGATCCAGGGCGTTACCCGGCTGATCCTGGCGCACCACGGCAAGAGCGGCCGGCAGGACGGGGAGAAGCCCTCGGTATTCGGGTCGGCGTTCTTCGAGGCGGGATCACGCAACCGCTGGCTGATCCGAAAGGCACAGGGGGAGGAGGAATCGACGGTCAGGATCGGCCTCTACAACGACAAGACCAGCGACGATCAGCGTCACAAACCGTTGGGCCTGGCATTCAACTTTGATGCCGAGCGAGACAGCGTGATGCTCAGCCGGGCCGAGATTGAAGACGAGCCGGAGCTGATGAAGTCAGCCACGGCAGCCGCCAGAATCCGAGCCATGCTGCGCCGTGCAGCCTACGGCCGAGCCACGGTGGAGGTCATCGCAGACGAGACCGGGCTGACCGGCAACACCGTCGCGAAAGAGCTTCGGCGAATGAAAGATACCGTCAACCTGAACAGCCCCGGAGGGGGGAAGGGAAAGAAAGGTGAGTGGGGTCTGATGGACCTCTCACCCCAAACCCAAACCCAAACTTTGCAAACCCATACCAACGGTTCGGGTTTAGCCGATGAACTCCCATTCTGATGGGCGGTTTGGGTTTGGTATGGGTTTGGGTATGGGTTTCCACCATTACACGCGCGCGCGTGTACGCTCGTGTTAAGTCCCCTACGGGGACATAGGGGAAACGAGTATCAGTTTCCCAGTATGGGTTTAGGAAGAACGGCGATGGGATTTCATGGGGGCTCCGCCCCCACACCCCCGGAGGCGAACTGCTAATGACCGTCCGCGTCCTCGTCGGCGATGCGCTCTCCGTGCTAAAGACGCTTCCGGATGCGTCAATTCAACTGTGCGTGACATCTCCGCCCTATTTCGGGCTCCGGAGCTATTCCACCGATCCGCAGATCTGGGGCGGCGACCCGGAGTGCGGGCACACGTTTATGCCGTCCGGCTCGTGCCCGTACTGCGGCGCGTGGCGCGGCGAGCTGGGCAGCGAGCCCACGCCATCCCTGTTCATCGAGCACCTCGTCTCGATCTTCGATGAGGTGTGGAGAGTTCTGCGGAAGGACGGCCTAGTTTTCTGTAACTTAGGCGATAGCTACGCTGGCTCTGGAAAGGGACCGCAAGGCTTAAGCGGCATGGGAAATCAAGACATCCGGATGGCCGGCGTGATTGACCCGAAGGGGGACAAGAGCAAGACGACCTATCCGGGGGAGTGGGAACTACGGGCCGACCTGACTGACGAAGAAGTTGCCTATGTTTTGCGGGAGTTGGCGGCGTGCAAGAGCTTGTGACACGAGCGGCAGAGCGCCATCAGGTTCTCGGGGGCGTGGTTCGTCTTCGTGAAGTCCCGATGGTGCAGATCGAGCGGGTAGTCGGGTCGGGCGTCGCACCGTTCGCAGGTGCCCTCAGCACGGGCGCGGATCTTCTGACGGTAGCCGCGGCCCCAACCGGGCGCGTATCCCGTCGTTCGGTTCTTGCCCTGATAGTTCGGGTTGTTTTCGCCGGCCAGCGATTCGGCAATCTGCATGAGCCAGTCTCGATTCTCGGCCTGAGCAAGGCCACGGATGCGGGCTTCCTCGCGCATCTCGGATGTCCACGCGGCGCGGGCTTTAGCGCCATGCTCCGGACGCTTCCGCCCCTGAAGTTTCGGCTTAGGCACGCCCTGCTGGCGTCGGCTCATAGCCGCGCGCCATTCGGGGGTACGGATGTAGGGCAGCGTATGCGCTCGGCAGAATGTCGCGGTAGGGGCGCAGGGCGCCCCACACTGCGAGCACGGGTGCTTCGGACTTGGCATGGTTCAGCCCCTCAGCCGGGGCGTGGCACGGTAAAAGAGGCCGTCTCGATCCTTGCCGCGCGAGAGGACGCCTCGTCGGGCCATCTGACCAATCTTTCGCCGTACCGCTGCGATGGTCGGGTCGGGATCGTACATCGCGGATTCGGGGCGTGTGGCGTCATACAGGCGAAACCCAACATCACGGGCGCGGATACCGCAGTTTTCCCGTCCGTAGGATGCCCGAGACTCGGCTTGGATCGCGGCAATGATGTCGGCATCCGAGTACGTCGCCATCTAGCTACCCTCGTATTCGGTCAGCAGGCGGTCGGCGATCTCGGCAGCGGCGCACGAGACGGCCTCGTCATGCGAGCCGTGCTGGTGGTGGCACGTCGCGACGGCCGGCACGATTGCCGACCCGTCCTTGACCGCGCCGCAGGACGCGGGATAGTGGCAGATGTTCTGGAGGCTGGCGATGATCCGTCGTTCTGTCGGCTGCTGCGGTGCTCGTCGGCTGGCGGTGTTCACGGTAGGTACTCCGTACTTCAATCTAGGGGCATTGTAGCATGAAACTCCGACTTGGTCAAGAGGAAATCCCGCCGCATTTGAAGCGGTTTTTCAAGCCCGTGGGAGGACTGAAGCAGAAGAACCTCATGCTCGTGCCCCAGCGGTTCGCCATCGCCATGCAGGAGCGCGGGTGGATCGTCCGCTCGGAAATCGTCTGGGCCAAGACCTCGGCCATGCCGGAGAGCGTCCGAGATCGTCCGACCTCGGCATGGGAGCCCATCTGGATGTTCAGCAAGAGCCAGCGGTATTTTTACGATGGGGATGCGGTGCGGCAGCCTCACGTGGCCCCCGAGCGGCAAGGCAAACCTAATACGGGATGGGACTATGGGGAGAATCGACGGAAGATTGGGGAGCCGTCTAACTCTAAGCACGTCCTTGAGTACCACCCAGCCGGCGCCTCGCTCCGTAACGTCTGGACGCTCGGGCCTGAGCCGTCCTCGCTGGAGCACTACGCAGGATTTGTGACCGCCATCCCGCGCCGCTGCATCCTGGCCGGCACCAGCGAGAAGGGCGCGTGCCCGGCGTGCGGGGCACCGTGGGTGCGGGTGGTGGAGCGGGGGGTCAGTCGGTACAGCGAGGTCATGAACGGTCGCTCGTGGCGCGATGTGGATGACGACGCCTATGAGCGCGGCATCGTGCCCCGGCGTGGTGAGGGTGGGCATACGCGGCTACCCGGATCGAAGGGAGCCGGCGATTTGACACCGAAGGGGGGCGGGACTCTCGGCTGGGCACCTTCCTGCTCCTGTCCTCCGGCCTCGCCGATTCCTCAGACGGTCCTCGACCCATTCCTGGGCTCGGGCACAACCGCGATGGTCGCGGATCGACTCGGACGGGACGCCATCGGCATCGAGCTGAACGCCGAGTACGCCGAGATGGCGCGCAAGCGGATCGAGCAGGACGCCGGCAATCTCTTTGGCGATCCCGTCTCCGTCGAAGCGCCGGCACAGCTCGACCTGTTCGGGGAGGTGGCCGGATGACCGCAGATGCCCCAAAACGCGCGCTCAAGGGGGCCAGGAGCGATTTTCCTACGCAAGTGGACTCTAGAGCCATCCCGGCATTTCGGGAGACGGAGAAGTCGTTTATGGCGTCCGTCGTCAAGTACGCCAATCTCATGGGCTGGCGGCACTACCACACCCACCGCTCCGAGAAGTCGCCGGCCGGCTTTCCGGACCTCGTCCTCGTCCGTGCCCGGCACCCGAAACCTCGCGTCGTCTTCGCCGAGCTCAAGGCCCAACGTACCCCGGTGACCGACGATCAGCGCGAGTGGATCGCCGACCTCCGAGCGTGCGGCCAGGAAGCCTACATCTGGCGCCCGTCCATGTGGCAGGCCGTCGAGAGGATTCTTCGATGATCGCACTCTCTGGCTACATCCTCTGCATCGTCGCAGCCAACGCCACGCTAGCGCTGGTCGGACTGGTGCCGGTCGGCTTCGGCCTGATGGCCCCCGCTGGCGTCCTCTGGGCGGGACTCGCGCTCACGATGCGTGATCTGACTCAAGATCAACTCGGCAAGCGCGCGGTCCTGTTCGCGGTCGCGGCCGGTGCTGGCCTGTCGTGGCTGATCTCGCCAGCGTTCGCCCTGGCATCGGGCGCCGCGTTCCTCGTTAGCGAGCTGGCCGACTTCGCGGTCTATTCCCCGATTCGTCGGCGCCACTGGCTGACCGCTGTGGCCCTGTCCAACACGGTCGGGTTGCTGGTGGATTCAGTCCTGTTCCTCTGGTTCGCCTTCGGGAGCCTGGAGTTCCTGGCCGGGTTGGTGGTCGGGAAGGTGTGGGTCACGGCGGCGACGGTTGCGGTGCTGTGGATCGTTCGCAGCCGACGAGTCGAGGTGGTGACGGCATGACGACGTACGCAGTACTGATCGAGACGGCCGGCGGCCACTGTTCGACGTCGGGAACGGGCCTCACGAGGGCGGATGCGTTGGTCCGCATGCGCGAAGTCGCCGAGTACGACATGCGCGAGATGGGACTCGGCCCCGATGAGATCGAAGGGTGGCGCGACGGCTCACTGCTCGCGCCGGGCGCCATCTACAGCGTGATCGCGGAGGACAGCTCGTGCTCGTAATCGAAGAACTCGAAGACGAGGAGTACACCGTTGAACTGGAGATCGCGGTGCGCGGCCTGACGTGTATCTGCCCCGTCAACGGTCTAACCGACAGGTTCGACATCGCGGTGCGCTATCGGCCGATGCGCGGGCGTGTGCTGGAGCTGGGCGCCTTCCGTCGCGGCCTGGATCTCTACGCCGAGGCCAGGATCGCCCACGAAGCACTGACTGTGGACGTGCTGACGACCATTGTCGAGCAGATCCAGCCGGCATCGGCCGAAGTCCTGACCACATGGGCGCCAGTCGAGGGTGTCGAGTGCATCGTCAGGGTGACTACGTGATGTACCTGAGTGGGCAGGTCGGTATCGTCCTGGCGCGGCCTCACCCGAACCTCGGAGTGATGGCGAATCCACGTTCGCTCGGGGCCGGTCAGGTCGCTGAGATCGTGCGGCAGGGCATTCCGTGGGCCGCCGATAACGACGCCTTCACGAACTTCGATGAGGGCCGCTGGCTCACCTGGCTGGAGACGATGCCGGAGGCAGCTCGCGCGCTGTGCTTGTTCGCGGCAGCTCCCGACGTGGTTGGCGACGCCGAGGCGACGCTCGCACGTTCGTCGGGCTACCTGTCAGCCATCCGCGCTATGGGCTACCCCGTCGCCTACGTGGCGCAGGATGGGTTCGATCCGAGCGTCGTGCCGTGGGACGCCGTTGACTGGCTGTTCATCGGCGGCACCACGGCATTCAAGCGGGGCGAGGCCGGCGGCTACGCGGCTATCAGCGAGGGCAAGCGTCGCGGTAAGCGCGTCCACGTCGGGCGCGTGAACGGCGGCGGATTCCTCCGGCAGCTCGCGGCGGCCGGGGCTGACACGGCGGACGGAACCAAGCTCTGCTTCGGTCCCGACACGAACTATCGGCTCGTGACGGGATGGCTCGACGGTCTCGCCGCCCAACCGCCGATGACCCTGGAGGCCGTTGGATGAACGGTCAACTTCATGCACTGGGACCACTTCGGTAGTAAGATGGTGGAAACGATGGGACCACTTTGGTTGATACCGATTGATTCTTGGGAGCGTCATCGTGGCAGGTAAGGGCAGCCCTCGCCCGGGTAATGGCGGGCGTAGGCCGGGCGCCGGCCGACCGCGCAAGGAAGTCCTCAAGGCCAAGCAGCCCGGGCCCGTCCGGGCCGCTGAGGATGCCTTCCGCGATGCCCTGCCCGAACTGGCGAAGGTCGCGCTTGAGGCTGCCCTCAAGGACAAAGACCGCAAGATGATCGTCTACTGCATCAACCGCGCGCTCGGAGCGCCGGCGCAGAACATCGACATCGACGTCCGCAGAGCTGCCGATCGCATTGCCGCCTCCATCGGCGCCGACGCCGAGTTCCTGATCCGCCGGGCCCAACAGCTCGCCGAAGAGAACGCCGAGGCTCAGGCGCAGTGAGCAAGTACAGCTCGGCCGTGCTGGCGGCGCTGCCGCTCGCCGCTGCCGAGTGGGAACAGCAGCGCGGCGCTGCGATCGCCGCCGGCGCCTCCGTCTACACCTCTGACTGGGCACCACTGCCGCATCAGGTCGCCCCGCCCGGCGACTGGGATCTCTGGCTCCTGTTCGCCGGGCGTGGCGCCGGGAAGACCGACGCGGCGGCCTACTACACCGACCAGCACGTCAAGGGGCCAGCCTGCCTCCCTGGTATCCCAGGCGGCCACCGTATCGCCATCATCGCACCGACCCTCGGCGATGCTCTGGAAGCCTGCGTCAACGGGCCCAGCGGGCTCAAAGCGCACAACCCCGGCATCACCTCAGCCTCGGGCATGGGCGGCACGTTCGTCCGCTGGCCGTCCGGCGCTCAGGCCAAGCTCTTTGGCGCATCGTCGCCCGAAGACGTCGAGCGCCTCCGTGCTGGCGGGAATCGCTGCTTCGCCTGGTGCGAAGAACTGGCCGCCTGGCGGCAGCTTGACGAGTGCTGGGACCATCTCCAGTTCGGGCTCAGGCTCGGGCCCCACCCGCGAGCGGTCGCGTCGACCACGCCGAAGCCGCGCAAGCTCCTGCGTTCCATGCTGACCGATCCGAAGGTGGCCGTCACCCGAGCGACCACGCACGACAACCCGCACCTGGCCGAGATGGTCAGAGCCCGCCTGGAGAAGCGGTACGCCGGCACCCGCCTCGGCCGGCAGGAGATCGGCGGCGAGCTGCTCGAAGACGTCGACGGCGCCCTCTGGACGTACTCGATGCTCGAAGATCGCAGAGAGGCTCCCGACCTGACGCGCGTCGTGATCGGTGTTGACCCGTCAGGCGGCGGCAACATGCAGGGGATCATCGTTGCCGGCCTCGGCATCGACGCTCGCGGCTACGTCCTCGCCGACCGTTCCTGCACCCTCTCGCCCGCTGGCTGGGGCGCCCGGGCCGTGCAAGCCTACATCGACTTCCAGGCCGATCGGATCGTTGCTGAGCGCAACTTTGGCGGTGACATGGTCTTGGCGACCGTCCAGACGGCAGCGAAGGACATGGGCGTCACGGTCTCCGTCAAGATGGTCACGGCATCCCGAGGTAAGGTCGTTCGCGCGCAGCCGATCTCGGCACTCTACGAGCAGGGACGGGTCTCGCACGTTGAGGCGTTCACCGATCTGGAGGATCAGCTCTGCACCTGGACCCCCGAGGACGGGACATCGCCCGACCGCCTGGACGCGCTCGTCTGGGTCTTCACCGAGCTGATCCCGCCCGATGGTGGGCGCCAAGCCTATGTGTACTGAGAGGGGGTGATACCGTGGGATTCCTGGACTTCCTGCTGCATCCATCCGGCAAGGCGAGAGGCTGGGATCAACTCCCGTCGCCCGGTGCCGAGCGGAAAGCGAGCTGGACGATTGACGACTACCGCGCTGTCATCGTCTCCCCGCTGGTGCATGGCCCGGGTGCGACCGACATCCTCAACGGCTGGCGCGGCGGTGATGGCAACTCGGCCGTGTTCGCCTGCCTCCAGGCGATCTCATCCGCCTATGTCGAGGCGCCCCTCACGGTCTACCGCCAGACCGCGCCGAAAGAACGCGAGCCGATGTTCGACTCGCCGCTTCAATCCCTGCTCGACTACCCGAATCCGTGCATGGACATCCTGGAGATCATGGGCTACATCCAGTGGTGCAAGCATGTCGACGGGAACGCCTACCTCCGGAAGCTCAGAGCCGGCGACGACCTGACCGGCAACGTCGTGGAGCTGTGGCCGATCAGCCCGACCAGACTGGAAGCGCGGACGATCCAGGGGTCCGGCGAGTTCATCTCCTACTACCGCTACTACGTCCGGCCTGGCGTCTACGAAGACATCCCCGTCGAGAACATCATCCATTTCCGGATGGGGCTCAAGGATGGGGACCATCGCTATGGGGACTCGCCGCTCAAGCGGCTGGCCCGGGAAGTGAGCAGCGACGACCAGGCCACCCGATACGCGGACCGTTTGCTTGCCAACCTCGCGATCAACGGCCTCTCGCTGGAGTTCGACAAAGAGGCTCAGCCGATGACGAAGGCCGAGGCCGACGAAGCGAAGGCCCGCATTCAGGCGGCCTACGGCGGCGACAACGTCGGCGCGGTCAGCGTCATCTCTCCCGGCGGCAAGCTCGTGCAACACGGTTTCAGCCCCGAGCAGATGGACTTGAAGGTGCTGCACCGGGTGCCAGAGGAGCGGATCTCGGCGGTCTTGCGGTGCCCCGCCATTGTCGCTGGTCTGGGCGCCGGGCTTGACCGCTCGACGTTCGCCAACTACGAAGAGGCGAATCAGTCATTCATCGAGCAGACCATCCTCAGCCTGTACCGAGACGATGACAAGAAGCTGACGCACTCTCTAGCATCGGACTTCACGAGCGACCGCAAGATCAGCATCGCCCACGACATAACCCAGATGCGGGCCTTGCAGGACGACGAGGACAAGAAGGCGACCAGGTTGGCTGCCTACGTGGTCGCCGGCATCCTCGACGTCAACGAGGCGCGAGCTGAGATCGGCCGGGAGCCGAGAGCTGAGCAGGAGCAGCCGGCGCAGAATGAGACGCCGAATAATTCCCAGAATATTCCGCAGGAGCAGCGCAGCCGGCCGCGCATCCTCACCCTGCCGTACCGTGAGATCAAGGCGCCCGACGACCTGCCCGGCCTGTTCTCGGGACTGAAGGACGACCTCGACTCGACCTGGCAGTCCGAGATCGAATCGTTCCTGACCGCACAACTCAGGAGGATCAATGCTCGACTCCGTGCTGGCGGCGATACGGCGGAAGCTCTGGTGGCTGAGGGCGAAGCATCGTTGCTCGGAGAGACCCTACGGCCGTTGCAGTCTGACGTCCTGTCCGCTGTGCATCGACTCGTGGTGGCGGAACTCGGGATTTCGTTCGACCTGGACGATCCGGCTTCCCGAGCATACCTGCGCGACGCCGGCGGGAACATCGTCGGCGTCACCGAGACGACCCGCGACGCTGTCCGGGCCGCCCTCATCGAGGGCCAGCAGGCCGGCGAGGGAATACCACAACTCGCTGCGCGACTGGAGCAACTACCTGCGTTCAACCGCGCTCGCGCCATCACGGTCAGCCGGACAGAGCTGGGCAACTCGACGAACCTGGCAGCGATACAGAACTACCGCTCGTCGGGTGTCGTCGTCGGCGTCAGGGTCTTCGATGGCGACTACGACGCCGAGTGCATCGCGATGAACGGACGGGTGTTCAGCCTCGAACAGGTGCCGCCGACGCTCCAGCACCCGCGCTGCCTGCGAGCGTTCGCGCCGATCACCGACGCATCAGAGCTGACGCGATCAGCATAGGGAGACATCATGGCCCTCGACCCGAGCATTACTACCGCAGCCGCCAACGCGGCCTGTGACGCGGTTGTCGACCTGATCGACGCCGGCACACCACCCGGGCTGCTCAAGATCTACGCCGGGACCGTCCCGACGAACGCCAACGCCGCGCTGGGCGGTGCGACCCTGCTCGGCACGCTGACGTTCAGTAACCCGGCCTTCGGCGCCGCCTCGGCAGGCGTGGCGACCGCCTCGGCGATCACGTCCGACACCTCGGCCGATGCGACTGGCACGGCGACGTTCTTCCGGATCACCAACGCGGCCGGCACGGTCATCATCCAGGGCGAGGTCGGGACGTCAGGCTGCGACCTGAACCTGTCGTCAACCTCGATCACCATCGGCGGCACGATCGCCGTGTCGAGCCTGACGTACACCCAGCAGGGCCTGGCGTAATGGCGTTCGCAGCCGGGGTCGTCAGCGGCGCTCTGGCGATGCTGGGTGGGCTGGTCGTCCTGGCTGCATGGATGACCCGGGATGACAAGCACGACCCCGGACGGGGAGAGTAGGTTATGGCTGCGACACTCGCACAAGACGCATCGCTCGCCGCTGACGCCACCTTCCGACTGCGGGTGCAGTCGGCGCTCGTGCGGCGCGTCCATACGCTGCTGGCCGGCAATCTGAGCAGCGATCAGCTTTCGCTCGCTCGGGCGATCCTCTACGACCCGCCGGCCTACGCTGCGACCATCGCCTACGGTTGCGTTACGGAGCCGGCGATCAACGCGAGGGACGGCGTGCAAACGGCCGTGACGGACCCCGAGATTGCGAACGCCGTCAACGCTGTCGTCGTGCGGTACGTGAGGTAGGCGATGGCAACCGCATCGCTCAACTACGCTGCCGCCGTCTCGATGACGGTGACGGCCCTGAACTCCAACACGTCATCCGCGACGGCAGCCTGGGCCAGCGCGGTCGTGGACAACACCAGCAATAAGTACCTCGATGCGTTGGTGATGGTGGTACTTGATTACGCCAACACCGCGCCGGCCAACGACAAAGCGACCTATGTCTACGCTTACGGGGGACTGGAATCTGGCACCTACACCAACCCGATCAGCGGATCTGAAGGCGACGTGACGCTACTCGACATCACGTCGAACCCGAACAACCTGCGTCTCATTGGCGTGATGCCGTACGGCACGGCGGATGAGGTCTGCGAGTCGAGCCCGATGAGTGTCGCAAACGGCTTCGGCGGCATCCTCCCGCCCTACTGGGGCGTCGTGATTCTCGATTACACCGGCGCCGCCATTGCCGCTTCCGGAAACACCGTGAAGTGGGTCGGCGTCAAGATCGACGTGGCCTGACCGATGCCTGCTGGAATCCTGCCGCGCGGAGGATGGGGGCACGCGAAGCCCCCGGCCGGTACGGCTATCGACTGGGGCAACCCGCTGACGGCAGGACTGATCCGCTCGTGGCTCGTCAATGAGGCGGGCGGGAAGATGCTCTCTGACGGTGCGAAGAACTACCCGAGCTACCTGACGACGGTCACGACTGCGCCAGCGTGGCGCCCCGGTCTGCGTGGGATGGGCGTCTCGTTTACTGATTTGGCATCGTACGCTCAGCCAACCGGGCCGGTCGTCAACACGGCGAAGGTCACGATAGAGGCGCTGGTCCGCTACGACAGTAGTCCTGGTGGGAGCCAGACACCGCGCGACCTGATCGGATTCGTTGACGGTCACGGCTCCGGCACGCAGGACAAGGTTCTTTCTATTTACCGTGACGGCGAGCCTCGGGCGTTCGCCTACGATGGCGCGAACCGCGACATCTTCGGCTCGGCGCAGATTGCGATTGGCACGACAACGCATCTCGTGATGACCGCTGACGGCACCAATCTCACGCTGTATCGCAACGGCGTCCAGGTTGCACAAGTGGCCTGCGGGGATACCTACACGTCGTATACGCAGCCGAATATCGTCATCGGTGCTCTGAGTGGCAGTTCTGGGTCAACCGTCACGATCTTCGTGGCCCGCGTCTGGACTCGTGCATTGCGCCCAGGCGAGATCATGACGCTGGCCGCCGACCCCTTCTGCATCTACGCCCCGCCGGTCTGGCGGCGGTACTTCATGCCGTCTGTTTCCGGGGCAGCGGCGACATCACTGCCGCCGATTCGACCGTCGGTCTCGCACCTGATCGGGAGGTAATCCTATGGGCCGTGTCTACAGTGTGCCGATCCAGCTTACTGCCGTGACGACACAGGTTGATCTCTGGGACATCGCCCCGGCCGACGATAAGCCCGTCAAGCTGCATGCCGTCTACCTGGGCCAGAGCACCGAGCTTGGCGACGCCGCCGAGGAGCAGCTCGGGATTCAGATCATCAGGGGCTTTGCCACGGTCGGGTCGGGCGGGTCGTCCGCGACCCCGACGCCGGTCGGCAACTCCATTGACACGGCTGCTGGTGCTACTGTGCGCGTGCTCGATACGACGGTCGCGGTCGTTGGCGGTGGATCGACTACGCATCTGCACGCCGATACCTGGAACTTACGGGCGCCGTATCAAGTGATCTGGACACCAGAGATGCGCCCTGGCTGCTCGCAGGCCGACACTCGAATCATTATCCGCACGACGGGCGCGCCGGCCGACTCGGTGACGCTAGCGGGCGTCTGCTATTTCGAGGAGCTCGGCTAGGGTAGTCGATGTACGTCTTCCGCCGGCCGTTTGACTACGCGGTACTCGCCGCTCGTCGGCTCGTGCCGTCGAAGGCTGCTACGAGCGTCACCGGCACCGGCGATATCAGCATCGGCGTGCCGGTGCTGGCGGCGACAGGATCGTTCACGACGACCGGCGCCGGCGCCATCAGCATCGGCGCTCCGATCATCGCCGGTACTGGGTCATTCGCGGTCACCGGGACGGGCGCGGTCAGTATTGCCGTGCCAGTCCTCGCGGCATCAGGCTCATTCGCCACAACGGGCACTGGCTCCATCAGTATCGGTATCCCGGTCCTGGCGGGCACCGGCACGGTCACCGGTCCACCTGGCAGTGGCGATATCACCATTGCACCCCCTGTCATTGACGGGACGGGCTCGTTTGTCACGACCGGCAGCGGCGCTATCGCGATCTCCCCTCCGGTGCTCGCCGCTGCCGGTTCCTTCGCCACCACCGGGACAGGCGCCATCACCATCGGTGGGCCAGCGGTTGCCGGCTCCGGCACGGTAGCCGACCCTGGTACCGGCAGCGGCGCTATCAGCATCGGGCCGCCCCAGGTAGCAGGTACGGGCAGTTTCGCCACCACCGGGGCAGGAGCGGTCAGTATCAGCCCGCCAGTCCTGGCCGGGTCGGGCACGTTCGTTGGTCCGGCGAGCGGCACGGGCGTCATCACGATTCCAGCGCCCGTCCTGGCCGGCACCGGGACGCTGATCTATACCGGCGCCGGGACGATCACGATTCCTGGTCCACTGCTCTCGGGCTACTCGGTGTTGGCTACCAGGGCGGCAGCAAGCGACTCCGCGTATGGTGGAGCTACGGCGAGCGACGCCGCCTACGCTGGCGCTGGGGCCGGCGACCTGGCGCTCGTGGGAGCTACAGCAAACGATTCGGAGGTCTGATGTCAGCATTCACGAAAAGGGATCTGGTGACCTGTGGTGACCATGTCGAGGTACTGGCTGCTACGCTTCGGAGCTTGCAAGACATGACCATCGTCGGGCACCCGGACGGCGACCGTTGCCCCTATCAGGTCGGGCATTCGATGACAGAGCACTGCGTCATCGGCCTGGGGCTATTCGACAGCATCGAGACATTTGATGCCGCGATCGGCCGGCACGCGAGGGCACGCCGATGAGCGCTTATCAAAAGGGTCAGTCGGTCAGGCTGGCCGTCGCGTTCACGGACGCCAACGGGACGGCTTCCAACCCGACGACCGTTACCTGTGAGGTCGAGGAGCCGGACGGGACGGAGACCACGTACACCACGCCGACCATCACCAACCCGTCGACCGGCACCTTTCAGCTGATCGTGGTGCCCGATCAGAGCGGCATGTACTCCTACCGCTGGGAAGGCACCACCGGGACCAGCGTTGCCGTCGACGAGGATCAGTTCCACGTGCTCGGATCGGTCTTCCCATGAGCGATGACGACATCTGGCGAGAGGACGCACGCACTGACCGGGCCGTCGAGCTTACGATGCTTGGTCGGGCAAAGACTGATGCGGACGGCGAGGTCGTCGCCCGCCATCGGTACAGCCGATCGCTGAAGCATGCCATCGTCGAGGCGACCTGGAACATCGACCCGTGGGGTAAGCGATCGTTCACATTGAGGCGTGAAGATCGTGGCGGTATCTGGGTCATGATCTGCGAGATCGAGGGGCAGCAGGATTGGGAGCAATACGGCGAGTGTCGGTCAGATGAAGATGCTTACGACCATTCGGCGCTCGCGATCTGTCGGGCCTTGCTGGATTTCGGCGCCGAGGACGATAAGACCATGACGCCCGATCAGGTCATAGCGATGCTTGAAGAACAGCGGCGCCGATGGACGGACTTGCTACGGGTGAAGCGCGCATGAGACCGCTGGTCTCCGTGGTAACGCCGACCTGGCAACGGCCGGAGCTGCTGGCCGAGACGATCCGCCACCTTCGGGAGCAGGACTACCGCCCCTTCGAGCACATCGTCATCAGCGACGGCCTCGACCTCAAGGCCGCCGTCGTTGTCGATGATGCACGGCCAGACTCCGATGCGCTCAGCGCGCTCGAATGGATCGAACTCGGACGGAACTGGTCCGGGCTGATGCCGTCGTCGTTCGGCATAGCTCCGCTCCTGGTCGGCTACCTCGCCGCCGGCGGCGAGTACATCATGAACTGGTCGGACGACGACCGCGCCCTGACCCAGAGCCACATCAGCCGCCTCGTCGATCTCCTGGAATCCAGCGGCGCCGACTTCGTCTACCCTCGGGTCCGCATCTGGCGGAACGGCAACCCGGCCGGCCCGGAGACGAAGACGATCGGCACCGACCCGCCCCAGCACTCGCAGATCACGCACATGCTATTCCGAGCGTCCTGCCTGCACCGCTTTGGGATGCCGCGCTGGGGCACGCACCCGGTTGACTGGTCGCTGGTCGACGACTGGATGAAGGCGGGTGCTACCTGGGCAATGCTCGACGAATGCACGTTCTCTCACAGGTTGGATCAATGAGCGAGATGGGACGCTGCCGCGATTGCCGCTGGTGGGAAGACTCCGTGCAAGCGGAGGACAGCGGTAAGCGATTCTGTGGACTGGCTACCAGTGACGATGGCAGGGCTCTGCATGCGGGGACACCGTTCTGGGCAGTAGCAACAGATGGCGGCGAGGCGGTCGTGTTCACCAGCGCCGACTTCGGCTGCACCGAGTTTGAGGCGAAAGAGTGAGGACGGTTGTGCTGGCCTGCCTGCTGGCCGTGCTGTTCCAGATGGTCGGCCGGCGCTTCTGGCGCTGGTGGAGCTTCGGCAGTGAACTGCCGGCCGATCTTGTGCGGAGGTCTCAGTGAGTGCTGACCTGACCGTGGTTATCCCAACACAGGGCCGGGCGACGCTGCCGACGTGCCTGGAGTCGATGCGTCCGCTTCGGCAAGGCGACGTGCCGGCCCAGATCCTTGTGGTGGCCGATACCCACTCGCCGCTCCTGATGGACGTACAGGCGCTCTGCCGTGAGGAACGGGTCACCTACCTGGAGCTCGACGCCGGCTGGCACGATTGGGGCTACCCGCAGCTCCAGTATGGCTACGATCTGGCCCTCGGTGATTACATCATGAACATCGGCGACGACGACGTCTACACCGAAGGCGCCTTCGAGGTCATCAGGTCGGCCATCGCCGGGCTGCCGTCTCGCCGGCCGTTGCTGTTCCGCTCGCTGATGCACCCGAGCGTCAGCCGTCCGTGTGGCGATCCGCTCCTGCTCTGGCGGCTGCGCAACCAACTGATACGCGGGACCGTGACCGGTCAGAACCTCGTCGCCCCGAACGTGCCGGCCAAGCTGGGCACCTGGGTTGACGACTTCATCCACCTGGAGCAGACGGTGAACCTGTGGGATGGACTGGTGGAGTGGCGTGACGAGGTCATAGCCAAGTGTTTTTAGAGGAACGGACACCGGATGGGCATATTCAAGTCTGGTTGCTGTACCGGCCGGAGCCGTTCGCGCCGTGGTCGGATGACGACCGCAGTATCCACCTCTGGGTCAGGCGTGCCGACGTCTTCACGAGCCGCGTTGTGGCTATCGCGTTCTTGGACAACCTGCTGGGCTATCAGGTGACCTGGCAGCCGTACAACGAGGCGTTTCCAGAACTGTGGATCGGCTGGGCCCGGGGCGACCGCTGGCTGCTCTGTCCGGCGCCGGTCGATCCGCCAGGAGGGAAGCTGTGAGGAAGCTCGTCTCCGTCGTGACCGGAACCTACCAGCGCGTCGACCTCCTGCTGGAGGCGATCCAGAACGTCCGCGCTCAGACGTACCGGCCGCTGGAGCACGTCATCGTCGCTGACGGCCCAGACTCGGAGCTGAGTTTCATGTTCGGTATGGAGGATGAGCACCGCTGGGCCGACGATGGCATGGAAGACCCGCGCTGGGTGCCGATCCGCTTCGCCGAGCTGGGCTTCTGGTCGTCCGGCCTGCTTACCAATAGCATCAGCGCGGCGCCGTTCATGGTCGCGCAACTCCTTGCTCGTGGCGAGTATCAGATCACGATGTCGGATGACGAGCGCTTCCTCGACCCGGACGCGATCGCGAAGCTCGTAGACAACCTCGAAGCCTATGAGGCTGACTTCGCCTACTCGCAGGCCGAGATCACCTTCGCATGGAACAACCCGTCGTATGTCATCGGGACCGATCCGCCGCAGTCCGGGCAGATCACACAGTTTCTCTACAAGCGCGAGATGCTCGACAAAGGCATGCTGTTCCGGGTGCAGATCGGGAACGCGACCGACTGGGACGCGGTCAGTCGCACGATGGCGAGCGGCGGCCAGTGGGCATTCGTCCCCGAGGTTCTGGTGACACATCGTGCTGATAAGTAGGAGGCGACGGTGCCTCATCCCGATCGCTCGCCGGTTGCGGCGGCACGACATCGTGCGGTTCTGTCCCTTCACGTACCGCCTCGGCCTCCTGGGTGGCCTGAGAGAGAGGATGGCAGTCCGTGGCTGACCGACTGAAAGATGCGCCCGTCATCGTCTCGTGCGGATCGTGCGGCTACTTGTTCGGGATGCTCGGCGATCTCGGCCAGAAGGCCCTGATCGACTACCACTACCAGACCTGTACCGACTACCTGAACGGCGAGGGGCTCAAGAAAGGGCGGCCGATTGCCTACCACTTCGAGGACGATGATGCCTGACCGACTGACCGGGCCGTCCATCCTCGCGCTCGTTGGCCGGCAGCAGACCGGCCCCGATCTCTGGCGCGTGCTCCAGCCGATCACGGCACTGGAAAAGCAGAACTACCCGGCGGGCTGGGATTTCAAGGATGCCGACCTGCTGGGACTGGTTGCCGCTGCTGCCGAGGCGATCCTGATGCCGCGTATGGAGTGGCCGCCCGAGTACCGGCGAGTCGCCGAGGCGTGGTTCGCCGACAACCGCGCGAAGGGCAAGACGACGATCTACGATGCCGACGACGACATCTTCACGGCAGCAGAGACCCAACGCCGGGTCGAGCTGGGCTGGATGGAGGGCCACACCTACGAGCAGCTGGAGGCGTCGCGCTTCGAGCGGATCTGGGCCATGCAGCAGTGTGACGGCGTGACGGTCAGCACCCAGAGGCTAGCCACCATCGTCCGCAGCTTCACCACGAAGCCCGTCATCGTCGTTCCCAACGCGATAGACCTCGCCTGGTTCAAAGGCGTTGTACGGGCCACCAGCCGCCAGATCCCGGGCCTCACGATCGGCTGGGCCGGCGGCCGGCGCCACGACCGCGACGTGGAGATGATGGCCGAGGCCTGGGGACGGATCGCGCGACGCTACCCGGCCGTCCGCTTCGTCGTGCAGGGCCATGTGCCGCCGGTCATCCTGGAGAACGTCGACCGCGACCGGCTGGCTATCCTGCCGTGGATGCGCCTGGAGGAATACCCCTATGGCATCCGACAGATCGACATCGGCTGCTGTGCTGTCGCGGACACGCCGTTCAATCGCCCGAAGTCGAACATCAAAGCGATGGAGTACGCAGCCGCCGGCGCCGCAGTCGTCGCGTCCCCGACCCTCTACGCCGGATTGGTGGACCACGGTTACAGCGGATTCATTGCTGAGTCAGCCGTGGAGTGGGACGATAGCCTGTCGCAGCTCGTGGAGAGCAACGCTACCCGGCGGATGATGGCGACGCGGTTGCTCCGGGCGGTCGAGAAGCGACACTCGCTGGCCGGCAACCTGTGGAGATGGCCGGCGGCATGGTCGACGATAGCCGAGAGTGCGAAGGTGCGCGGTGGCCTCATCCTGGCGTGAACCTAACCCGCCCCGCATGCAGGAGTACCGCTGCCGCGATTGCGGGCGCCTCCTGTTCAAAGCGGATGGCAAGGGCCGCGTTGAGGTCGTCTGCGCTGACCGGCGATGCCGCCGCATGCAGACGAAGACGCTCGACCAAGGGGGCCGAAGTGGCTGAAGATCACCACTGCTCATGCTGTATGCACACTGTTTTTGATGGGATGGCGGCCGCCTTGCATCGGGCGGCGGAATCGAACCGCGAATGGGAGACACGCTTTGGCGAGCGATGCAGGAGCATCGCCGCGACGTATGACATCGCGCCGGAAGAGGTGGCCAGGATCATTGGGGAGGCCGTCGTGCAACGCCACATCGAGAATGGCGGGGAAATGCTGGCGGTTGCGGATGTGATCGAGGGGGCCAGCAAGGCGACGACTATCGATCCGCCGTCTTCTCGGTAGCTCGCTGGCCGGCGTACTGACGCAGGGCGTGCAGGATCAAGCTGTGGAGCGACCGATCATCCTCCTGAGCTAGGCGCTTGAGGATGTCGCGAAGGTCGGCCGGTAGTCTCAGAGTCATCGGTGTGCGCTCCTGCATGGGATCAATCGTACACCAGACTGGTATCAGGTATCTGTCTGGTGGTAAGATGATACCACTTAGATGTCTGGAGGGAAGATGCCGGAACAGGACAAGCAACCCAGCGCCCGAGCCCGTCTTCGTGCATGGATTCGTCAGCAGGTTGCCGGCAAGTCAGAGGTCAGCCTGCCCGATCTCGCCGAGCGCGCCGTCAAGTGGGTGAGGCAGGACAAGGCGCTTGAGAGGGCGATGCTGGAGGAGTTGTTGAGCGCGCTGGTCTACGAGGAATCGCGGCTCGTCCTGGCCGATTCCAGGAAGGCGCCCAGGGGAGCCGGCGAAACACTGGTTCAGATGGGCGACCAGATCGTCAGCCGAGGCGCCCTCAAGAGCAGGGCCGCTGCGATGGAGCGCTTCTGGAGTCGCGCTAGAGAGCACGCCGGCTCCCGACACGTCCTCGTGCTGGACATGACCGAAGACGACTTGGCGCTGGCCGAGGCCGAGCGCCGCAAGCGCGGCGATACCGAATACGAGTTCGCCGACCTCTGGGCCATGCTGCGCAAGCGTCTGGAGAAGGGGCAGCGCGTCCGCGATGTCTGGTCCGTCGAAGAGATCGAGGCTGCCCGCCAGTCGATCAAAGCCGCACGGGCTGCCTGACCGTGGTCTCGTTCACTACCCGGGTTACTTCCCGGTATTCGACAAGTCGCGTCTTCTCATGCCACGTCCCTGCATTTCGCACCGACATCCCATGTCTCGGCCCGCCTATGCTTGCCGCGCCGACAAACCTGGCCCCCTCTCGTCAAGCCCGACCCCGCTCGCCCCTCGCCTCGCCGACATCCCACGCCGCGCCCGCTCAGCACTCGACGTGCCGCGTCAAGTCTCACCGACTTACCTATCCGCGCCTCGCCGTGTCCCACCGTCCCGGGCCGTGCCTCGTCACGCCATGCCGAACCGACATCCCGTCTCATACCCGCCTACATCACCCCTGGTCCCACCGACGTACCCGCCCCAACCGCGTCTCGTCCCGCCAGCCCTGATCGACAACCACTGGAGGAACACATGGGAATCTTCGACACCGACACGTTCACGACCTATCACGCCCGCATCGTCTTTCGGGACCGCCTGATGGGCGGCATCCCGATGAACCCGAAGATCATCGAAGGCTGGCTTCGCTCGAAGGCTGGCATCGAAGCTGAGGAGGAGATCCGCCGCGCCATGCTCCGCACGCTACTGGAGCTGGGCGCCGACGTCTCGCCAGACATGACCTTCGAGGAATTGGAGCGGGCTTCCGAGGGACTGGCCGCACAGCGCCAGACCAACGGTTTCAAGGTTGACGAAGGCGGTCTCTACATCGAGAGCCGCCAAGTCAAAGCGATGCTCAAGGAATCGGCCAACATTCTCTATCCGTACACCGGCCCGAAGTGGGGAATGGTCCAGAAGACTACGACGAAGAAAGGCGTAACCGAGACTAGAGACACCGGCGGGAAGAGCGCCAAGAGCTTCATCGCGGAGCGCGTCTTCGTCTCGCCCGATCGTCTCCACGTTGGCAGGCCGGACCCGGACGGGATTGAATTGTTCATCGGACATGTGACCGGCCCGTCCGGGCCGCAGTCGACTCTGACGTATCACCAGTACGTCGAGCGCGCGGTGATCGAGTTCGATGTGATGGTTTGCCGTAACGAGGTCAAGGCCGAACACTGGCCGGAGATCTGGGTGCATGCCCAGGAGAACGGCATCGGCGCGCTGCGCTCGCAGGGATTCGGGCGGTTCGACATCGAGCAGTGGGAGCGCTCCCCTCTTGCGCTAACCGCCTAACGGGCGCATACTAGACACAACTGAATCAGCTCTCGGGCTCCGAGCCCCTACCAGTTGCGCACAGCGACGGGAAGGGGCTCGTTGCATGTTGGAATACAAGTCAGTCGCCTTCCGAGTAAAGGAAATCGTCGACTTGGCCGGCGGCGGTTGGGAAGTCGGCGGGTACGCGAGCACGTTCGGAGGCACCCCCGACTCATATGGGGATGTTGTCGCCAAAGGTGCATTCCTCGATTCGATTGCCGTCCGGCCGACGAAGTTCCTGTATGAGCACTTCGAGCCGATCGGCAAGCAACTTGAGATCCGAGAGGATGACGACGGCCTCTTCGGACGCTGGTCGATCACAAACACCCGCGCCGGCGAGGATGCCTACAAGCTGATCAAGAGTGGCGTCCTCGACTCGCTCTCGATCGGGTATTTCACCGTTGAGGCCGAGTTCCGCGAGGACGGCATCCGGGTGCTACGCAAGGTCGATCTCTTCGAGGTCTCCTGTGTGGCGATCCCGGCAAATCAGCGGGCAACGATCACCGACGTCAAGTCGCTCGGCCGTCCATTCGAGCAGCACTCCGAGACCGTCAAGGCGGTTATCGGCGAGTGGCTCTCGCGCGTGAAGTCTGGGTCAGACATCCGCGCTACCGATGGCCGGGCTCTCTCCGAGGCGCGCAAAGCCTTGATTGCTGCCATGAGCGGGTCGCTCCGAAGTGCAGCCGATGAGGTCGACGCGCTGCTCGTGCCGCCTGATCCGCCCGAGGTTATCAACGTCGGCGCGGAGCTACGCCGCCGGCGCTATCAGAGCGCCGGCCTGGAGCGACCCGCATGAGCGTTTCATCTGCTGACCCAATCCTGACCGTAGAGAAGGTCAGGAACATGAGCCTCAGCGAGTGCATGGCCGAGAGCCGCACCCGCTACGAGAAGTGTGCCGCCATCGAAGCGAAGCATCCGAACGGCGTCACCCCGGATGCGGCCGAGGACTTCGCCGAGGTCAAGCGCCTGCTGACCGAGGTCGACCTGATCGAGACCCGCACCGCCGAGCTTGAGGACGCCGGCAACCGCAGCCGCCGGATCACGGAGAACACGAAGCGGCTCGGCAAGCCCGCTGAGCGCCACGAGCAGCCAGCCGGCGCCGACTCCAAGAACATCCTGACGATGTTCGGCTCTCAGTTCATCGAGGACCAGCAGTACAAGAGCGTCGTTGAGTCGGGCGTCCTCAACAACGGGATGGCCCGGCCAGAGTTCGGCATCCAGCTCAAGGGCTCGATGCTCGACTACATGACGCACAAGGCGCTGGTCTACTCGGCATCGGGCCAGGGCGGCAACCTCATCACCAACGATCGGCTGCCAGGCTTCCGCGAGATCCTTCAGCGGCAGTTGACGATTCTGGATCTGATTCCAACGTCGGCGACCACGTCGAACACGATCGAGTACGTCCGGGAAAAGACGTTCACCAACAACGCTGCTGAGGTCGCCGAGGCGATCT